TGGAATGATGATTGCTACTTTAGCACTTGACGCTGTTGTAGATACAGTTACGGAAGTATTTAAATCTAAAAATAAAAAGTTTGTGGCTAAAAAAGCATTTAAGAAAATGATGGCAGTGCATCCTAAGTTACATAAGGTAGACCCTAATATACTTTCATTATACTGGGAATCATTATACCATTTTGCACCGCACATGGCTAGAGATCCGTTAGCTTCTGGAGCCTATATTAGGCAGTCTATTGAAAGGGGTCATTATGATTCCTTTGGAGGACCCCCTCCTGATACGTTTTCTACATTAGTAGGTGTTGGTAGAGCTCCTATGAAACCCGGAAAGGGTCCTGGATTATCAGATATGGTATCAAAAGAGTTAGTGCAAGGAGCATTTGACGGCTTAGCAGAATTTGGGAAAGCACAAACATCTCCTACAAAATATAATTCACCTTTCGATAGCGACATTACATAAAAATTAAATGATAGAAAAACGCGCAGAATACTTTTACGGAGACAATAACTCTGAGGTGTTTACCCTTATCGGTAAGGGAACCATGGAGAAAACTGCGTCGTATTCAGAAGAGTTAGTAGATTATATTAATTCTTTAAAAAAGCGTGTTGACAAAGTATATGCTTTAGTAAATGCTTTATCTGCTGGAGAATTTTATAGCTCTAATAGAAATGGTGATCATTTTCCAGAAAAGGCCTTAAAACAATATCATAAAACATTTGAAGCTTTAGGTCATGTGTACAGACACCATGTAAATAAGGATCCAAGAAAATCGTTAGGTAAGGTTTTATTTTCACATTATAATCCTACAATGCATCGAGTAGAATTAATATTAGAATTAGATTCTAAAAAAGGTGCAGACGTTATTACAAAAATGCAAAAAGGAGAATTACCATTTTGTTCTATGGGAACTAAAGTTCCTTTTGACATATGCTCCATTTGCGGAAACAAAGCTCAAACGAGAGCTCAATATTGTGACCACTTAAAGTATCGTATGAATAATATTTTATCCGACGGTAGAAAAGTTTACGCAATAAATACAATGCCGAAATTTTTTGATATCAGTGTTGTAACTATCCCTGCCGACAGGACTGCTAGTTTTATTAGGCTTCTTGAAGCAAAATCATCTAGTAGACCTCGTGTTATAAAAATTGCAGAGGAATTACCAAAAGAAACAAAACAGCTTTTTAAAGCTGCCGGGTTTGAACCAAGAGCAGAAATTAGAAAAAAAGTAGACGTTAAAATAGAGATTGCGGACCAAGATCCAAAAAATATCCTATTACATACTCAGAAAAGACTTTCAGATGAAACAATCGAAAAGCTTTCTAAGTATAATATCGACGAGATACTTTCTACAATGATGGCTTTACGAATTGCACCAGTTAGAGAAGATTTTCAAAAATTGGCTGCGTACGTTTTTGGACAAAAAGAAGCGGCAGATAAATGGGCTGAAAATGGAGTTTGTTTTATTGTAGATAAGGACACAGTCCCTACAGAATTACCCAATGTAACTTTTGATAATTTTAATAGCAAGATCGCAGGGGTGCTTTTGAAGTCAGTCCCAGATATGTCTCTTACTAAACAATGAGTATTAGCAAGAGGAATACATAAAGTAGGATATGAGTCTCAAGCAACAACCTATCCAAGTAATGTTTCTAGAGAACGTAGCGGAATAAAACGTTTCTTATTTACGCAGAAAGAGGAACCACCTGTTTCAGCACATAGAAATCCAGTAGTTCCATTAGGACTTCTAGGAAGCTTATATTACGGGTATGCGAAGGTATTTAATAATCCATCGATTAATAAATTTAGATCGTTTGTAGTTAAATATCCTTGGTTACTTCCAGTATTAGTGGGAGCGGGAACGGCCGGTTCTTTAGCCAGCCAAAGTGTAGCATTTAATAAAGAAGCCTCTTTAGGAGCTGTGGACAAATTCCTAATGTCTTCTTTAATAACAGTACCAACCGCCTACTATTACGCAGGTAAACAGGAGAATAAAGCTAGAAAAGGTGTACCTTTAAAACCAACAGAGAACTTTGCCAGAAAACATCCATTACTCGCAGGACTAGTGGGGGCCACTGTAGCAACAGCTATTAAGAGACCTAAGTTTTTTAAAACAGCAGAGTTATTATCAGAAATAAGTCCGGAAGATTTGGATTTATTGTATAAAGATATCATAGGAGGGCAATAAAATGTCACTTAATATAGACAATATTTTAGCAAAACTAAAAGCTGAACACGAAAAAACAGCTGAAGAATCTTTTAATGACGCAATGCTTGAAGGTTCTACGGAAGTTAAAGAAGAAGTTAAAGAAGCAGAAAAGACTGAAGAAGTAGCTGAAGAAGTGAAAGAAGAAGTTAAAGAAGCTGAAAAGACTGAAGAAGTAGCTGAAGTAGTTAAAGAAGAAGTTAAAGAAGCAGAAAAGACTGAAGAAGTAGCTGAAGAAGTGAAAGAAGAAGTTAAAGAAGCTGAAAAGACTGAAGAAGTAGCTGAAGAAGTAGCTGAAGAAGACTTACAGAAAGAAGCTGAAAAATATGAAGATGCGGGTAGAATTATGGCTCAAGGTTTCTGGAAGGAATTGCAGAAACAGGCGTCTGAAGAAGTAGCTGAAGAAATAGCTGAAGTAGTTAAAGAAGAAGTGAAAGAAGAAGTTAAAGAAGCTGAAAAGACTGAAGAAGTAGCTGAAGAAATGAAAGAAGAAGTTAAAGAAGCTGAAAAAACAACTGCTGCGGATAGAATTATCGGAGCATTAACCTCACAGTATTTAGGAGATAACTAAAGATGGGAACACTATTAGACACATATAAAGCTATTCAGGAAACTGAAGCTGAAAAAGTGGCCGAAGAAGTTACTGAAGAAGTAGTTGACGAGGGTCAAGAAACTTTACGTAAGTACGCTGAGGGCGCTGAAGGCTTATTAGCTGCAGAATATGGTGAAGATTACGACGAAAATGACGTAATAAAATTAGCTGGAATGATGATTGATTACGATGTGGAACAAGAAACAATGCTTGAAAAAGTAGCTGAATTGGAAGACATGGGTACAATTATAGGACAAGCTATTAAAGCTGAGTTAGCTAAAGACTAACAAAAAAAATGGATCCCAAGTTAATTAGCGAAACTATGGCTCTTGTTGAATCTCTTAGAGATGATAATGAGAAATTAGCATCTGATCTGGCGCATGTGCAAAACGCGTATGCAATAGTATTTCAGATGTTTAAAGCCGGACATGTAGCTGCAGAAAATTTGGAGTCCACAATCAAGAAATTCGTCCAAAAGGACGACTCGGAACTTGAAGTTATTGAAAAAGCTGCTAGCTTCGGAGGCGCTGTCGCGTCTCTAGGGGAAGTTAGTGACCGACTTCAGGATGACGGGACCATGGATCCTTTGACAAGAATGCTTGTCGAAGATCTTTAAAGATAATCGGAGGATATAATAGAATGTTAGAAATTCTTTCTACCTTAAATAACCTTACTAGAATCGACTTGACGTTAGACGCGGCAGGCTGGGTTTTAGCATCGGGCGTAATAGGCTCATGGGTTAGTCCTACCGGAACTGATCAATGTATAAAAGTTGCGGCCGCTGGAAACTTCGGATTTCCAATCTGGTCTGAATCTAACCGTTCAAGCTCTTTAGCAGGGTTCTCCCCTGACATAGCAGCTACCGGAAAAATTACTGTTTTATATGGTAAAATCCGTGCAAGAACTGACCAATATGATGGTACGCCAGCTATTGGGTCTAAACTATACTTATCTGTTACAGGAACACTGTCTACAACAGCTGGGAGCTCGGCTCACCAGGTAGCGGTTTGTACTAAAGCGCAGTATAGTCATGATGTTAAATTCCAAGGCGCCATAACTGCAACAAACGTAATTGAATACGTAACCATATAAAGGAGGATTAAGAAAATGGAATATTCAGCTAGTACGCTAAATGAGTTATTTGTAGAAAAGCTTAATTCCCCTGCGGGACTTGAGAAAGTCGCTATGGAAGGATCAGCTTTCGTTAGACAAAAACTACGTGAAGTTTCTTTTGCAAGAAAAATAATAAATCCACAATATGTAACTAAAGCTGACTTGACAAGATCTGTCAATCACGACGGCCTAGTTAAAATCGTGGACATCGAGCCTGACTCAGAAGCCATGGCACTGAACATGCGCGGACAGCCAAACCTTAGATACGTAATGGGCGATCGATTCGAGATACCCCTGTATCAGGTTAGTTCTGAAGACTTTCAGAAGACTGAAGAAGAGCTGTTGGCCTATGAAATGCCACTGACTGACATAATTGAGAAGAACTCAGTACTCGATTTACAACGCATTGAAGATGAAAAATTCTTAGAAGGTGTAGACGCGCTAATGCCCGTTGCAAACGCTAAGACCGGTTCTTATAGAGCATCCGGCAGTGAAACAGGTGTGATTGAAAAATCAAGCCTAAAAGAACTGTTTGACGTTTTAGACGGAGCGGAATTACGTTGCGATACCCTATTAATGGATTCTACAATGTATAACAGATTATTCTTGTATGATGCATCAACTATTGGTGACTCAGCAGGAAGCGAAATCTACATTAATGGTTTCACTTACAATACGCTCTTCGGACGTAAAGTAGTTGTTTCCAATAAAGTGTTCAAACAGGACGGGTCAACTGCACTGTTACAGAACAAGATCTACGCTTTTGCACCACAAGAATTCTTAGGACAATTCTTAGTATTAAACGATACTAAATTCTGGATCGAAAAGAAAAAGAATATTATCACATGGGCCGTGTACGAACACATTGGCATCGGATTTGGTAACTCCAAAGCGCTTGCTAAACTTACACTGTCGTAGTATTAATACATACGCTAAAATTAGGGTCGGCTTTGCTGGCCCTTTTTTTTACCCTTGACATTTTCCTCCACAAAATCTATATTTAGATATGATACATCCCACAACTAATTATAAACGTGAAATAAAGGCTTTAGTAGGAGATCCAGATGTATTTCCAGTAACTCTTCCAGGAGCTTGAGGTACTGAGGCTGTAGACTTTACATCCGACTTAGCGGCATTATTGTTTCGAGATTTACAATTAGGGATGACAGACACAACTTTACAAGACGACAGAGCCTACGCAGTGAGTAGTGTCCTAGGGCATTCCTTAGTTACAGACGTTGTATCAACTGAAGCTACGAGTTTAATAACAAATTCTCAAATACAGATGATTGATACCAGTATGGATACAGTAGTAATAGTTACTACGAAGGGAAACACCTTAACTATAATATAGGAGATTCAAATGGCTACTAGTGTAGTATACATGAAAAGACACGATACCAGGCCCTTCTTAGATGTTCAACTTCAGGACGTAGACGCTAATAACATTAATGTAACAGCGGCTATTGCCACTGAAGTGAAATTTACTATGAAGGAAATAAATAGCACTACTATAATTGCTACAGGGGCTTGTACCATTTTACCGGCAACAGACCTAACTAAAGACAACGGATACGATGGTCGAGTTAGGTATATTTGGCTAGCAGCAGACACCGTTACTGCGGGAGAATACTTAGGAGAATTTCAGATCACTTATACTAATGGTGATAAAATGACAGTACCTACAAGTGGTACCTTAGCTATAGTAATTTTGGAGGACTACGATAATGCCTAATACTCAGGAATTATTAACCAATTTAATACCCTTTGCAGATCAGCTATATGTAGATAGATTTAGAACCTTTCTTAATGATACAGTTGCAGAAAATGAATTAGATTTAACAGAAGAAAGTTCAGATACTCTTTTATGACATTGTCTAAAAGATACCCTAGACGAAATTAATTATGAAATACCCCCAATAAGAAGTAGTGTGTATACTACAATATCCGAGGTACCAAGTTGGTCGGTAATGAAATTTGGGGCTACCCTCCATATTTTAGTTTCAAAAGGAATTCTTTCAGCAAGAAATCAATTAACATGAAATGATGCCGGAGGGATTACAGTTAGGGATCAGGATAAGTATGGGCGATATGTAAATTGATTTAACGTGTTATCAACTAGATATGCTAGAATGGCTAGATCTATGAAAATGTCTGCCAACATAGACGACTGTTATGGCGGCGTACACTCTGAATATTTTGATATAGGATACTAATGCTTACTTTAACTTCTTTAGATATAACGTCTTATGATATAGACGCTCTGACTTTAACTTGAGCTTTTTCAGACGTAAGTGCTTCTGGATTTAGCATTAGTGTTTATAGAAGCGAAGCGCCCAGTAGTGACATTACTGAGTATGATTTAATAGCTTCAGGAGTAACAGCTTCTGGTTTTTCTTATTCAGATACTTCTGTAG